GCGACTCGTCGAGCGACTGCCCGGCGTGATCCTGGTCGCGGGTGAGAATCTGGACTTCGACGACGACACCGGCCGCGCGGCCCTGCTCGCGGCGATCGCCGAGGGTCTCACACCGTGGGACACCGCCCGGATACGCGTCGAGCTGATGCTCACCCCCGCCGAAGCCGCCGCGTTGGCTGAACGGATCGAAGCGGGTATCTAGGTGGTCCCTGGCCGCGTCCGGGGTGTCTGCGGTGAGGTTCGGTGCACCGTGAGGTTCAGATAGTGCCGGTCGCGACCAGGGTGTTTTCTACGAGAGCACCCTAGAACGCCCGCAGAGCCGTTCAGACCATCACCCCGCCTAGTTACACCAGTTACACCGCTGGCGGGTCACGTGGGCCGGTGCGGGCCGCGATGTAGCCACACCAGCCACGCGACCGCGGCGGACAGTTGGCCGAGTCCGACACCCACCAGAAGCCATTCCGCCGCGGTCAGCATCCGCTAGGTGACTGGTTCGGTCCACGCGGCCGCCCACGTGTCGGGGCCGACAACCCCGTCGGAGTACAAACCCTTCTCGTTTTGGAACCCGACGCACACCGACTCCGACTGGTCGCCGTACATACCGTCGATGACCAGCGACCACCCGCGCTTAGACATCTGGGCTTGCCAGGTCGACGCGGCCGGGTCGACGTAGTAGTTCCGCAGGTAGACACCCGGCCACGGCGGGTACTGCCCGGCCGGCGGGATCGTCGCATCACCGGGCGGCGCCCCAGGGTGCTCGGCGGGCGGAAAGCCGGACTCGTCGATCGGGTCGCCGGTAAGGGTGGAGTCGATCCCCGCGGTGATCGCCCCGGCCAGCTCGGCGACCGGGCGGGGTGTGCCGACCCGGCCGGCCTCGACCAGCACGGCGGGACAGTTCGTCCCGTTCAACCACCACAGATCGCTTCGACTCGTCGGGCCGGCGGTCGACAGACCGGCCGCCTGGCACGCTGCGACCATCGCGTCGGCCACCGCGTGCGACTGTCCGCCGCCCGGGTGGACCAGCGGCCAGCAAAGCGCTTGCGACCCGCCCGACCAGTCCTGGTGGAAGTCGACCGCCAGGTCGTAGCCGCCGGCGTTGACCGCTTCGACCGATCCTTCGTAGTCGGAGTCCTGCTGGTAAAGGTCGTCGGATTCGGACGTGACTTCGTGGCCGGCGACCCGCAGTCCTTCGGCGACCCGCCCGGCCAGGTCCCGGTTACCGTCGTATTCGAGCGCGCCGGTCGCCGGGTCGACCGCTCCCGGGTCGAACACCCCGTTAGGCCGCACCCCGTGGCCCACGCTCACATAGACCCGGCTCACGGGATCGGGTTACCTTCCGGGTCGTAGTACAGGGGGGCGATGACCTGCCATACCGCCTGGGTCGCGGAAAGCAGCTCGGCGTCGGCGACCTTCGCCTGGTCGATCGTGCCGTCGCCGTTGTCGACCTGATCGCCGACACCCGGTGCGGCGGCGTCGAGCCGGACGAAGGTCGACAGCTTGTCGGACTCGCCGCGTTGCACCGCTTCGGCGAGGGCGACCCAATCGGGGCGGGCGTCGTTGCGGTAACCGTTGGCCTGTTCGGTCGCGGCGGCGAAGCAACGGCCGATCCAGTCGGGGTCGCCGGTGAGGGCGGCCTGAGTTTGGTAGCTCATGGTGATCCTTTCACTGGCCTAGGTAGGCGATCGATAGGCCGGTGTCGATCGCACCGACCCGGAGAGCGTTGCTGGCCAACCCGCAAGCGACCCACAACGCCAGGGTGTCGCCGGCCAGGCACGACAGCAGCAGCGAGATATTCGGGTAGATCACGGTCGCCGACGACGAGTGGCCAATTGTCTGCCCGGCGACGGCCCCGTTGCGGTACACCCCCACGTTGAAGTACTGGCCGGACGAACCCCCCGCGAACCCGACGTGCGCGTTGATCTGGTAGAACCCCGACACCGGGCACGTGTAGACCCCGTTGGTCGTCGAGTACAGGTTGCCGGGGTCGGCGACCACGCTGTTGCACACAACCATCGTCCAGGTGCCGGCCGTCGCCGAAGTGTTCATCGCGGTCGTCCGCGACACGATCGACGCGTACCGGGGCGGGACGATCAGCACCCATGCGCCGGCCCGGCGCAACCACGCCGACTGCGTGTCGATCGTGTACGCAAGCGCCCCGTCGTGCGGGGCGGTCCACTGGCTATCCCGGTCGGTGACCGACGCGTAAACCTGCATCGTCTGGTCATAGGTCGTGTTCCCCCACACGGATTGGATTTCGTCGCCCGGGTTGACGACCAGCCGGCCGGTCGCCTGCTGGCCGGGCACGACGAGCTGGCCGGCCTCATTGCGCAGCTCCACCGTCCGGCGGTGCGATCGGAGGTATTCGGCGACCTGTTGGGCCAGGGTTTCGATACTCAGATCGGTGTCGGTCATCTCGTTACCTCACGGTAGGGGGGTTGCGGCGGCGTACTTCTCCAGGTGGTGGGTTGTCTGCCAGATCGTCCCGGTCAGCCGGTGATCAGACGACGTGACCCGGTACGGAAACGTCGCGGTCGGGTTCATGTGGGTCAGGGTGACCACGTCGACCGGGGCGAAAGTGTGGGCGTAAGGGTCCCACGCGGTGGGCGACACCCCGCCCGCCGGGGTGCGGTGGATACCCGATTGCACGTCGAGCGTGTCTAGGACCTGTTGGGTCGGGTCCGAGTAGGCGTTGAACATCGCCGTCGTGGTCCCCGAAACCCCGGGGTTTTCTGGTGCCGCGGTGTTCACCGGCGGGCCGGACACGTCCCCGACGATTCGCAGGCTCGAAGGTCCCTGATAGCCCCACGCGCCGACGTTGCCCGACGAGTAAGCAGACCACGCGTTAGTAGTCCCGTCGCCCTTGACCCCCTGCCAGCTCGCCGCGCTGATAACCCAATCGGCGGACGCGGTCGTGGGCGGGCCGGCGATGATCTGCGACGCGTCGAGCACCCGCGAATTCGTGGTCTCCCACCGGGCGTAGTTCAGGGTCAACCCGAACCGGCCGCCGTCGGTGGTCGGCGGGGTAGCGGACAGCCACGCGACCCCGTTCGCCGCGGCGGTGCGGACCATTTCGAGCAGCGACGGGTACTTACCGTCCGACCCGCCCAACTGTTGGGGTAGCTGCTGGGATTGGGCGGCGATCGCCCCGACGACCACCGCGGGCGGGCGAAAGGTGCTGGTGTTCATCAGCCCGACGATCGCGGCGAGCCGGTTGGACACCGACGCGGGCGACTGGTTGAAGTTGCTACTAAACCCGGGGTTTGTGTACCGGGCCGGCCACGTCACCCCGGTAAACACCCGGTCAGCGCCGAGCGGGTCGCCCAGGGTGTAAAGCCCCTGCGCGTAAGTGTCGTAGAACCAGCACCACGCCTGGTTGGTGGGTTTGTACCACGCGAACATCGCGCCGAACTTGTCGAGCGCGCCGAGATGGTTCAGCGGGTCCCACATTTTCACGGTGATCTTCCCGGGTTGAAGGTCACCGCGAAAGGTGCCGTCGTTCATGGTGTGGGATTCGGTGGTCCAGCGGGCTTCGATCACATAGGGGTTCAGGTTGATAGTCAGCGACCCGTTTCCGTTCTGCCACCACCACAACCATTCTTTGGACCAGTCGGGGGCGGTCGGCGGTGTCCCCTGCCATTCCGCCCCGTCCCAAACGGTGCCGGCGGTATCCCAAGTGTTCGACACGGCCTACCGGCCGAACAGCGGGCGCAGCTCGGGGCGGACGTGGCGTCGCTGGTAGGTCCGCAACGCCTGGTACACCACTTCGGGCAGATCATCACCCGGGGTCGCTGTGACCTGAATATTCACCGTCGACGCGGCCGGGGCCGACCCGGCGGACATGCTGAACGGGTTCAGCTTGGAGATCACCGACCCGCCCGGAATCTTCTTCAACCAGCCCAGCGCGTCCGACACCGCGTGGCCGATCCCGCCTAGAGCGTCGGTCACATCCTTGATTATCTGCTTGACCGTGCCCAGGTTGGTGATGATCACCCCGATCGGTCCGAGCATTATGTCGACGATCAACTGCCAGTGCTGGGCGATCCAATCCCCGAACGTGCGAAGCGCGGACCACACGTCTTGGATGATCTGGCGGAACGGTTTGAACTTCTCGTAGGCGATCCCGATCCCGATCACCAGCCCGGCGATAGCCAGGATTATCAACCCGATCGGGTTGGCGTCCATCACCGCATTCAGGATCGCTTGCATCGCCGCCCACACTTTCGTAGCGGCGGACACCGCGATCACGACCCCGGCGAGACCGGCGATGATCGGGGCGAGCACCTTGACGATCGCGGTGTTATTGCTGAGCCACGTAAACAGCGGTTGGAGCATGGCGAGTAGCTGTTTGATTGCGGGTAGGAACGCTTCGCCGACCGACACTTTGGCCTGGTCGATCGATTCCTTGTAGCGGGCGATCTGCCCCGACGCTGTCTGGCCCATCGCGTCGGCCTGCCCGTGGACCGCCTGGGTGAGCTTGTTCATAAGCGCGGCGCCGGTGAGCTGGTGACCGGCCGCGTCGGTGGTGGCGATCCCCATCTCTTTCAAAGCCCGGGTCGACCCGCTGGTCGCTTTGACGATGTCGTCCGCCGCGGTGGCCACGTCGACACCTTTGAAGGCGGCGAGATCCTGCGCGGTGGCCAGGTCCTTGTGGGCGGTCGTCGCGTTGTGGGTCGCCGCGACGAGTTTGGTGTAGGCGGCGATGTTGTCCTCGGCCGACTGCCCGGTCTTGCGGCTACTCGCGTCGATCCCCTCAAGCGCTTCCTTCATCCCCTCTTGAGGGACGCCGGCGTTCTTGTAGGCCTGGGCGAGTTTGGCTACCGCGGTTTCGTGTTCCGCCGCCGCGCCGGTTGCCTCGCCGAGCGCGCCGAGGATGGCGCCGGCCCCGGCGACCGCGGCGATCTTCATCGCCGAGTGAGCGCTGGTGACCTTGTCTTTGACCTTGTCGACCGTTTCGACCGCCTTGTCCGCGACGGCCACAATGTCGAAGCGCAGCTCGGCGGATTTAGCCACGGTCGGCCTCTTGGATCACGTCGACCAGGGTTGCCAGGTCGCGAAGATCTTCCTCCCAAAGGATCGACGGCGGGATACCGAGTCGCACCGCTAGAACCCCTATGAGTCGGCCGTAGCCGTCCCGGTAGGGTCCGCGGTCGCCGCGTCGGGGTCGTCGACCGGATCACAGAACGGGACCGTCTCTAGGAACTCGGCGAAACCGATCGTGATCTGTTTGGTCCGGGTCAGATACGACCAGCAGCACGCGTAAGCGAAGCCGATCGGGTCCAGCTCCGCGTTGGCATGCGTCCCGGCCCGGCGCAAATCGCGGTGGTCGGCGTGAACGTCGAGCTGGGTGGCGTCGTCGAAAGTGACGGTGAAGTTCAGATACTTCAAGCCGGGCAGGTTCAGCGTCCCGGCCGGGGTCAACCCTTGAAGAGTGTCGGCGCTGGTCACGTCCGCGCGGCCGCCTTGTCGATCCGGGCCTGGATCGTGTCGGTGATCTTGGCCATCGGGTTCGGCGACCGTAGCCAGGTGGCGACGAGCCACGGTTGGCGGCGTATCCCGTGGCGGGGGTAACCCCAGTGGATCGCCGCCGCGTAGGGGGCGGTAGCCACGATGCGGATACGTTTCCCGTCCGCCGCGAGCGCCTGGTGGGACGCGGCGAGCCGGCCGGACCGTTTCGGACTGTTGGCCTGGGCTTCGCTCACCAGTTCCCGGGCGCCGGCGCCGAGCGGGTCGCGCATGTCGGCGAACCCGGCGGACACGTCGGCGAGCATCGCGTCGAAAGCCGCCTTGTTGGTGAAGTCGATCGAGTAGCTGTCAGACACGGGCAAGCTCGCGGGCCGCTGGCGGGGTGACAGTCGGGATGCCTTGCACCGGCCAAGCGAACTTGGAGATGACCAGGGCGCCGGCGGCCAGCTCGTCGGTGTTCCACCCGTCGTCGATCAGGTTCCCGGTCCATGTCGGGCCGGTCGGGCCGATCGGCATGAACTCGAAAGGCAGGGTTTGGTCGATGTTGGACTGCACGTAGTAGTACATGCCGTCCGGGTCGGTCAGGTCGAGCAGCGCGGAGCCGGTGATCTGGTAGGAGCGGACCGCGGTCGCCACGATCAGGTCGCCGGTCAGCACCAGTTGCGGGGCGTCGCGGGTGATCGTCTGGGGGACACCGAGATTGGTGATCTGGCCTTCGCACTGGATACCGGTGGTCGTGTCACCGAGCTTCAACGATCCGAGCAGTTTGACTGCGGTTGTCGGCATTGCGTTTACCTCCGGGCGGGGTTGTTTCCAAAACGGTCAGGTCGAAGCGGTAGCACGGCCACGTTTCGGAACGGATGTTCAGCGTGGTCGACACGTAGGGCAGGTCGGCGGCGGCGAGCGGTTCCAAAGCGGTGATCACGATGTCGAGCAGGTCGGCGTCGCCGGCCAGGTTGTCGACCCCCCGTACCGGGATCACATAAACCCAAAGCACGGTGCTGGTCCCGCCGGCCAGGGTTATCGCCCCGTTGGTGCCCTGCCCGATGCGGATATATGTGACCGGCGGGGTGATGTCGCCGTCGCGTTGCGCGACCCGCAGGCCGGCCGCGGTGAGGGCGTCGACGACAAGGGCGACAGTGACCGCGACACTCACGCGATCGCCGGTTTCCCTTTGCGGAGGATCGCGATCGCCCGGTTACGGACCGTGAACGGACCGTAGGCCGGGTTCATCACGTCGATACCTTCGCCGTGGTTGCGGCTCTGGTACCACCAGGCGCCCAACATGAGTACGGCCTCCCACTGGTCGGAGTCGCCCGGGCCGGCGTCGGGGTCGAGCTCGGCCTGGCCGATAGCGGCGTCGCGCGCGGCGTCGTTCGCGGCGGTGACCCGGCCCGGGTCGTCGCCCGGGTCGAGCCCCAACCACGCGGCCAGGTCACTGTCGGCCGGCCAGCCCGTCGCCACCAGGGTCAGCGCTTCCGGCTGTTGGCGGTCTCGCGGTCGCTACCGGCCGGCTGGCGGTCGCTACCGCCGGTCAGTTCGCCGGCGCCGGCCAGGGTCGGGTCGTCGAGCGGAAGCGGAGTGCTGTTGGTCACCGCGCGCACCCCGAGCTGCTGGCGGGTCCAGAAAGCGACCCCCGAATATTTGACCAGGGTGATCACCAACGGATTGTTCCCGTTGTACTCAATACGGAAGTTCATCACCGGGGTCGCGAAGCACACCGCGTCGCCCTCGGTGAACATGAGCGACACGTTGGCCGGCAGCGGGGCGGCGCCCTCGGGCAGGGTCGGAACCCCGAGAATCGTGGCGTCGGATGCGGCGTTGCCCTGGGTGCCCGGCCCGTACATGGCGGGTGCGCCGTCCCAGCCGAGCAGCGGCCGATCGGATGCGTCGTCGGCGGCGACCGCCGCGGCGTACTCCTTCGATCCGGTCACGATGTTGCGGGTGGGGGCGTGGCGGGTGAGCCGTTGCGCGGCCATCTGGGCGCGCATGCCGGCGATGAACCCGGCGCCGTCCGCGTAGGCGGCCCCGACCGGGACACTGTTACCCGCCGCGGTCCAGAAGGCGACCGCCTTGGTTTCGATGTCCTTCAACCATTCTTCGTCGAGCGCGTTGTTGGCGATCATGTCGATCGCCGGGTTGGACGACATCGCCAGGGCACGGGAGAACTCGTAGCTTCCATAAACCTGTTCGGGTGTGACGGTGTCGAGGGTCGCGGTGATCGTGCCCGGCGGCGGCGGGGTGACCTCATCGGTCGGGGTGCCCGACAGTCCGGCCCGGCTCACTTCGCGGGGGATCGTGAACGGCGTGAAGTCGCTGATCGGGCTTTTGGCCGCCGCGTTGTATACCGGGGACTCGTAGGCGATAAGCGGCGTCCAGAAGTCGGGCCGGTAGCCGGGCGGGATGATCGGCGCCATGCTCCCGGTGTCGCCCGGGGCGGCCATCACCTGGGCGTGACGGGACGCGGCGCGGGCCATCGCCACGGTGGCGGCCTGAATCTGGCGGGGGTCGGCGTTGAACCGTTGCGCCTTGATGATCCGGGCGGTCGCGTCGGGGTCGCCCTCGCGGGTAAGCCACGCGTCGCGGACCATCGAGTGCGGGCCGCCCAACCAGTACGGGTAGGCATCCTGGGTCCGCGCCGGTGCGCCGGCCAGTAGCGGTAGCGGGGCCGCCGCCGCGGCGGTCGGCGTCACGTCGTCGCCGCCGCCGCCGGGCAGGTCGTCGGTGGCGATCGAAGCCGCGGCGACGGTAAGCGGGCCGTCGAAACGGACAGTGGTGACGGCGGGCGTCGCGTTGGAAGTGTCGGTCACGGTCGGGTCTCCTGTCGGTGCGATTACTGCGGGTGCTGGTGCGGGCGGGTCGGGTGCGGCGGCGGTCACCGACGCGACCCGGGCCGCGTCGAAAGCCGGTTCGCTGAGTAGCGCGACGTGGCGGCCCCGCGCGGCGGTCACGTAGGTGCCTTCGGGGCGGTCTTCGGCGGTGAGCACGTCGACTCCGACGCTGAACCCGTCACGTAGGCCTTCCTGGGCGTCGGCGAGCACCTGGTCGCCGGCCGGGCCGGGCGGAACCCTAAAGGTGGCTTCCAACCATTCACCGGTGTCCGAAGCGGACACGAACACCGCTACCGGCTGGGCCGGGTCGTGGTCGAGCACCAGCTTGGATCGCTCGCCGAGGATCACCGACCCTTGAGCGAAAGCGACGACCTGGCCGGTCGACACCGCGGCGTAAGTGTCCCACGGGACGACCGGGCCGCTGATAGTCCGGGTTAGGCGGTCAGCCCGGATACCAGCGGCCGGCGCGGCCAAACGTATCTGCACGGTGTGTCTCCCTTACGGTGCGGCCGGGACCGCGGTCGGGGCGGGCGCCGGGATCGCGGCGGGCGGCGGCGGGGCGGGCTGGTCGGTCGGTAGCGCGGTCGGGTCGGGTTCGCCCGGCATGGTGATATCCAGATCGAGCGCGGTAGCGAGCTGGTTGACCAGTGCCGGCGGGGCGCCCGACTTCAAAGCGCCGACCATCACGTCGACCCGCTGCAACAACGTGAGCCGGGTGAACGCGTCACGGTCGAACTGCACGTACTGGCCGCGCGGGGTCACATCCCCGGCGGATAACCGGCCTTCGATCGCCCGCAGATAGCTATCTAGGCAGTCGTCGAGGAACGCGGCCCGGTAGTCCGCCTGGTTCGTGTACACGTAGGACGAGCTGGACCCCATCGCGGCGGACACCAGTGTCGGGTTCACACCGGCCATGCGGGCGAGCTGGGTCGCCATGTACTGGCGGGCTTCGATCATCTGAAGCTCCGCGGACGACCAGCCAAGCACCCTGGCGTCCAAGTTCTGCGGGGTGTACGCGGTGGCGCCGGCGCGTCGCGCGGTCCGCCACGCGTCGACCAGCGCCTGGGCTTCGGGGGTCGCCATCGGTTCGCCGCCGGTCTGGTGCAGATCAATGTTCGGCAACGGTTCGCTCGCCGCTGTACCGGCGGCGTTCTCCAGGTCGAGCGCGGCTTGGATCGTCGCCGCCCCGTAGTTGCACACACCTTCGTGGGGGCCGTCGATCACCACCACGTCGGCGGGCGGAACCCGTAGGCCCATGTAGTAAAGCTCGGTGTTCTGCCACTGGGTGCCCCAGGCGAGCATCGCCGGGTCGTAAGTCAACTGGCCGGGCTGAACCCGGCGGAACATCACCGGGAACCCGGTCGAGTCGCGGCCGAGCACGATCAGCGTGGATTTGCCGGCGAAGAACAGGTCGTCGATCACCCACGACCAGAACACCGATGTCGGCACGGTCGGCGCCGGGTCAGGGTTGGAGCACCAGCCCGGGTCGAGCTTTACGTCGCCGGTGTCGGTGTTGGTCCGGTACCGCTCGAGCGGCATGGAAGCGACCCCGCCGGCGAGCTGCCCGCGGATGTAGGCGAGCGTCGGGACCCGCATGGCGTCGCCCCGGCCGACCGACCCGAACCCCGACAGCGGCCAGCCGACCTGTCCCGGGTCGAAAGACCGGTTGCGGTAGATCGGGCCGGCCGGGGCGACAGCCGGGTCGCCCGATGCGTCAACGTCGCGCGACCTTCGCCACAATCTCACCGCCCCTCACTGTGAAGTAACTACCGGCCGGGCGCCACTATCACGAACGGGGCGGGCAGTCGGGGCGTCGAGCGGGCCGCCCACGCGGCCAGGGTGACAGCTACTAGCGGGGCGATCGATCCTTCGCTGTTGCGGCGCGACCACGCCCACCCGTCGCCGAGCGGGCGGCGCCCGGCGCCGTGCAACGCGTTGTCGAGGATGGCTTGGGAGCGGTGCCCGATCGTCCGGTTGGTGATCTGGTCGATCAGGTCGGCGCACGCTTTGGCCATCTGCCCGGCCGAGGTTTGGAGCACGTCGAGCCCGGCCAGCTCTAGACGGGCGGCGATGGTGCCGGCGTTCAAAGCGTCGGCGACGATCAGCCCGGCCCGGTTCGCCTGGCGCCACGCGCGGGCCTCGCGTTCGATCCAGCCGGTGCCGGCCCGGTCGTCGACGACTTCGACGATCACCCGGCCGTCGCGGGCGACCCCGGCGGTCGCCATGCTCGCGGAGCTGCGATCGGCGGCCACGTCGAAAGCCAACACCGCCGGCGACGCCCGCACGTCAAGGTCGGCCAGGTCCGCCCACGCCGAAAGGTCGATCCCGGTTTTCAGCGCGCGAGGCCTCGGCCACACGTTGAGTACCGAACGTTCGAAAGCGGCGATGCTGGACGACCTGGCCAGCTCGGCGGCGATCGCCGACTCGGTGATCGTGTCGCCCAACGCGGGGTGTGCTGTCCACCACGTCGCCGGGCTGGCCGGGTCATAAGCCGGGTCGTCAGGGTCGGCACCCCAATCGAAGATCGCTATCGACGGGTCGCCGGCCGCTAGCGCCTGCTCGCCCCGCTCTAGCCAACCGTCCCACCACGTCGACGCGATCGTCCCGCCGGCCGACACGATCCATGTTTGGGACTGCGGGCGGGTCAACTGCGCCGGGAAGACCGCCATTTCGACCCCGGCGCCGGCGGCCAGGTCGTGCGACCAGGCTTCGTCGATCACCGCCAGGTCGACGTTCGTGCCGTGCAGGGCGGCTTCGATCGGCGGGAAACACGTGACCGTCGTGTTCAGTGGGCGTAGCTCGAAAGACTCCGACCCCGCGCGCAGGCTGACTTTGAGCCGGCCGTTCGATCCGGCCAGCCCGCACGACCGCAGGATCGGCAGCCACTCCCGGCGGAACGTGCGGCCCGCGTCGCCGCCGGTCTGCGCGGTGTACCACGACTGTGAGCGTGGCTGGCCGAGACAGCGGCGCACGAGCTGGGTTAGAGCGATCGCTGTCTTACCGGCCCGGCGCGGGACGTGCAACACCACGATCGGGTGGAGCATTTCGCCGCCCTCGGTCAGCTCGCCGGCGACCCGGTTGACCGCGGACTGCCAGGTTTGCATCGGCCGGCCGAACAGCGCGGCGCCGACACGGTCCGCCGCCGGGCCCAACGTGGCGACACCCGGGGTGGGTTCAGTCGCTAGGCGTGGTGGGACTCGTAGCCGCTGCCAGTAGCTGGTCGAAAGCATCGCTCACCGGCCCGCCGACCCCGCGCAATCGTGCTTCGACTTCCAACGCGAGCCGTAGCCGCTGGGCTTCGTGGTACTCCATGCCCTCGACACCGCGAAGCTCGTCGCAACCGTCCGAGCACGTCCGGCCGATCGCGATCAGCAACGAGTCGGACGGTTCCACCCGGCCCAGCTTGCGAAGCTCACCAACCGTCCG